AACATAGTTGCCAACAAAAATCAGTTCTCTGAAGTTTGCTTCAGCCGCGTAACCAACCACGTAGATTCCATAGGCCGCAGTGGATGCGCCGCCAAGTGAATGAAAACGGCAGCCTGTTACAGACAGTCCACGAAAATCTGCGGCGATGGCAGCATTCCGGTTAAGATACAAACCATACAACGAGTTGCTAAACAGTGTATTAACTGCGCTGACGTTTTTACCTTTAATTTCAACGCACTTGTTCAGATAAACAAAACTGCAAGAATTGAAGTAGTTGTCGCAATCTGTACCGCTGGCGGCGCTGCATCGAACGCCATTTACGGTGCCACCAGCGCCATAAACGCCGCCATTGCCAAGAAATTTGAGTCCTTCAAACACGACGCCTGCGTTAGTGCAATCAAACATAAAGTTTGATCCGCTGGACATTTTGACAGTTGGTACAGTGCTGTACTCAGGATTTGAAACGCCTTTCAACATCACTGACGCCGTAGCAATAGTGATGGTTGAAGAGATCAAATAAATGCCAAGCGGGAACAGCAAAGTAGAACCTGCCGAACACGCATTTACAGCCGCTTGAATAGCCGCAGTGTCGTCAGTAACCCCGTCACCCGTAGCACCAAAATCCTTAACTGATACTGTTTCACGCAGCTTAGTTTGAACAGTCGTAGCGACTGCGCCGGTGCCGGACTGGATAAACGTCACGAATTCGCTCGAAATAAAATCCGTCTCACTTGCCGAGGTGTAAATAAAAGCCCCGTTTTTGTCGCGCAACAGAATGCTGTAATCGCTGTTTGTGTAAAACCGCGCAGGGCTGCCGTTATAAACAGGATAACCGCCGCTAGTGCGAATTGGCTGGGTTGCCGTGATGGTCAGTGCAGAATCCCAATAAACAGTAATCGGATTCGATACCGGGTTTTGATTCGCGGTGCCGATGTAGATATAGGCATCATCCAGCGGCTGGCCATCGGCATCGGTGAAAAGCGGAAAAGGTGGATTGACGGCGATCGCGGGCATTTATTTGGGCTCCTTCAATGCTTCATTGATTCGGGCTTTGAGCTTACGGTTTTTTGAGAATCTAGCCACTTCACGGAGTGCGGTAACGGCCGGCACTGGCAAACCAGTGGCCCCGAATGTTGCCACACTATCAAGCGCCACTTGCAATGCGCTCGCCGTGTTGCTGGTATTGATTGCGCCAGGTGGTGCCGTATAAATCACCGTCGACAGTTCCGCAAGATCGCGCAAAACTTGAGTTTGTTTTTTACCATACAACGACTCAAGCTTCCCCTCTCGATCCAGCGACTTAACAACACGATTCAATTTGTCTGGCGACAAAAGAGGATTTCCAGCTGCATCTTGCTGGCTTTTAGAAAACGCCGCGTCTTTTATGTAATCGACGCCCTTAGCCTTGAGGTCTGACCATGCCTGCTTGCCGTCTGGCCCCGCGGTAATCAGCGTTTTTCTAACCTTGTTCATTTCCTCAACGGGGGAAACAAGAACAATCTTGTCGAACACATCTTCAAACGCAATGGCGCGCTCGTTTGTTTTGCCCTTTGTTCCGAGCAGTTTAGCCGTTAGCCCGACGTTTTCGAACTCATCGGAAAATTGTGCACGCGTTTTTCTGGCTTTTTTGTATAAGTCGCCGCCAGAGTCTTGTGTTGCCGCATCAATTGCGGAAGTAATCCTTCGACCAAACAGCGCCTCTCGTCTGTCTGTCCAATCGGTCGCCACATTCACAAATTGCCTCAATGTCTCACTGTCATTCAAAGTAATTTGTTTCGGCACAAGCGCGCCTGTTTCATCGGTTGCAACAGCACCTAACCGTTCCGCTTCTTTTCGAACCGCGCCAATGTTTGGAGAAAGCTTCTCGTATTTGGTCAGATCATCGAGCATTGCCGCAAGTGGCGTCATCTCCACAGGCTGTGCAAGCTCTCCAGCCTGCCTTGCCGCTTCGTAGGACTTTTGGATCTGCTTTCTTTTTACCTCTGCCTTGTTGACCAATGCACGATCAACCACTTTCCCGATATCACGCGGGTCGACGTTAATAGGGCCGGCCCGGTCAATCATTGCATCGAAGTTTTGCAGGAAAACAGCCGTCTGGTTTTCAACGCGCTCACGCAATGGCTGCCCGGTTTCGGCAAGTTTTGCCGATTCTTTTTCGAATTGCAGCTGGGCAAAGTCCCTTGAGGCTTGACCCTTGGTCAATGCTGCGCCTTTTTCAAATGGCACCGGCATTGTTTCTGCGACAGCACGACGCTGCATTTCGATCGGGGTAGCTGCTGCCCCAACGCTTTCTCGAGCGCCAACCCTGACGGCTTCTTCCGGCCTTGTCGGACGCACTATCTCAACCGCAGCCGCCGCGGCCTTTTTAACCGGGGCTGCCACTTTTTGAACGGCTGCTTGCACTTGTGGGGCCGCCTTGCGCGCCGCTTCAGCAACTGCCGGGGCCGCCAGTCTTGCGCCGCCAACCACTGCGCCAGGAGCGCCAACAACAGGCACAACGGGAGGAAGAAAGGAAAGCGCCTTGCCAACGGCTTGCACCTGCTCCCGCCCGGCCTGTGTTCGTGGCGCATAGGTCAATGCCTGAGCACCTTTGGCCGCTGATTGTTCCACTAAGTTAGCAGCCTGCGGGGTGCCGAATTGCCCGCTGAGAATTTGCTCTGCAAGCCCTTTTAAGGTGCCGCCAACCATGCCAAGCGTGCCGCCCACAGCACCAGTGCCAAGAGTAAGCGCGGCCTCACCTGCGCCCACTGCGCGCTCGGCCAGTGTAGGTTCCATCGGCTGGCTTACAGCCGGCACAACTTGTTCGCCTGGTATCTGGCCTGCGGTCGTGGCGCGGAACGAAGTGATTGCTGCTGCCAAGTCTCGCGCTGCCGCAACATCGCCGGCCGCGTCAGCATTGATCAACGCTTGTTCGAGTTCTCGAATTGTTGCCATTATTGAGGCCCGTATTGCTTCAGCAATTGATTGATGCGGTCTTGCGCTGGCCGTGTGGCTGCTGGCGTTGCTGCGGCCGCTGGCACTGTTGCAGGCGCGGCCGGGGCCACTTCAGTCGGCGTGTAAAAAATATTCTCTGTTTTCAGCCCGTAACCCGTAGCAATTCTACCGATTCCTGTGCGAACAGTGGTTTCTTGTTGGCCTGCAACCTTGTAAAGGTTTTCTGCCTGACCTTTGAAGGCTTTTCGCTGCGTTGGGTTTAGTCTTCCACCTGTGATTAAATTGTTGTACGCGTTTCTTAAACGATCAGGAACACCCGCAGCATTTTGTGCGTTAGCAAATTCACCAGTGTTCACCGTTGAGCCAGGGTCTTGCATCTTCATAAAGTTGAAAACCAATGCCAAGTCTGCCGCAGCTTCTTCGTCTGGAGTCTTTGGATCAGACACAGCCAAAATCCGTCCGTATGCCGACTTCACCTCCTGATAACCCTTCGTCTGGTCGCTGTATTCCTTTCGGAATTTTGACTCTGCCTCTGGGCGCTTATCAAGCGGAATCACTCCAGCACCCATTTGGCGGGCTTCGGCCTGCGCAAGTGCGGCAGCTGCGCCCGACTGTGCGGCGGCAGCACGTGATGCAGCAACGGAGGCTTTTGCTTGCTCCGTCTGTGCTTGTGTCAGCCCTAGCTCGGCAGCAAATTTCTCAGGCTTAAACTTGTTTTCAAGCTCTTTAGAAATAACCTCTGCGCTTTCCTTGCGCAGGGTAATTGGGGCCATCTCTTCGGCTCGCCGCATTTCAGCAGATTTTGCCGCAGACTCGATTATCTTTTCACCGCCGGGAACAACGGCAAGCATGGTGCCTATATTGTCGAAGGCCCGTTTCGGATCAACATTGATGATGCGAATATAGGTTTCAGCCGCTTTTGCTTCTTCCTCACGCCCTGAATTCCGATTCGCAGTCGCCTGCTCTTCAAGAAGTTTTATTGCAATATCTGGCGCATTTGCCCTCAACGCCGAAAACACTTGTCCAGATTGCGCAAGCTTGGTTTGTTTTTTTTCGTCGCTTAATATTTCCCAACTTTTCCGCAAATTTTCTGCTTGGTCTTTTGGCAGCAATGAACTAACACGAGCAAAGTCGGCCGCAAGCGGATTAGGGTTTGTATAAAGAGAATCAACCTCTTGTTGCGCTCGAATGGCGGCTTGTTGTTGCTGCTGTTTAATTGCAGCCTCTGCTTGTGCAGCCTCTCGCGCAGACTGAAGTTGAGCAATCTTTGCCCCAAGTGCATAGCTTTCTCCGAAAGCTTGTAAAGGGTCAGGCACGTCGATGCTGTAATCATACGGTTTAACCATGAGACCCTCCTAAAAAATGTTGCCGAAGCCAAGACCTAGCTTTCCCTCGGCCCCGTATTGCATTCCGAGGATTTTTGAAGGCAAATTCAGTGCGCCAGAATACGCTTTTGCGCTGCCGAGCGACCCGCCTGCAAGTGCCGCGCCGCGTTGAGCGAGCAACTCGCCGATTGCTCCAGCACTTTGCATTCCGGCGCTTGCCTGTCCTGCCGCTGAAGATTGCCCCAATGAGGTAAGCCCGCCGAGTCGCTCATATTGCTGAGCAATCTGGCTTTCGAGCATCTGCGGCCGGAATTGCGCGAGTGCCGCTTGAATGTTGCCGCCACGCAGCCCGCCAGTTGCCGAGGCACGCTGTAACAATGCCTCTTCGCCCTGTCGCACTGCCGACTGGAAAAATGGGCTTTGTTCCAGACCGGAAATTGCAGCTTGCTGTTCTGGCGCGCCTCTCAACCCAATAAGTGCTTGTTGTTGTTGCAAGGCGGGCCGCCCAGCTTCGACGTATGGCCGCAGCAATTCGGTTAAAACGTCAAATTGCCTTCTTTGTTCAGCGACACCTTCCTCGGCTGCGGCGGCTTGTTGGCCGGCGGCTTTTTGCGCTCCACTTGATGAAATAGCACTACCGGCGAGCGCACTGCCACCCACTATTAGCCCAGTTATTGGATCTGGCATTATTCAAACTCCTTTAGATAATCTTCGAGTGTTTCCCCGTATAAACGCATCACATTTTCAGAGACTGCGTTTGCAGCCTGCGGCCCATGAATAAGCGCGACGGAAAACAAAACGATGTCAAAGTAGCCTGCCCTCCAAACAAAGGATTTTGCGTCGGCATTTTTGCCTCGCTCTGCTTTGTCTGAGGCTTGCCATTTGAGGATTTGAGCGCCTACCAATGGAATCAACTGGTGCGCTTCTTTAATGAAGAATGGGTTTTGAGGCATTGCAACAAAAACGCCCCACAAAACCTTATCAAAGGATTCGCGGGTTATTTCGTCTTTATCGGCAACGTCATCAAAAAATTGGAAGGCGTCGTAAAGCGAAAGCAGCCAATCAACCGCAGCGGGCGGAAGATGGAGGGCTTCTTCTAAGTTTTTACGCAACCAAAAAGCATAGTCCATTGGCCGTGATCCATTTTTGACATGGTGGCCGCTGGTCGCCCGTCATTTCTCAGCTTAATGAATTGTCGCACAAAACCGCAATACCTCAAGAAATCAAGTGATTTCTCTGCCACTAGCACGAATGGTGATCGAGGTGGCTGCACTAGCAATCGTTGATATAAAGCCGCCAGACTCAAGACTTTGCCCGATCAATTCCGGGAATGTATAAGTTTCATCAACCGCAATTGAGCGAGCATCAACAATCAAATTAGATGCGCCAGCACTGCCGCCGCTAGTCACCAAATTTACTGATAGAGTTGCCACTGATGCGCTGGTGTTCGTTGCAGTAAATTTATCAATGATCGTCTTGCAAAGAGAAGCAGTGTATTGCGTGGTCTGCGTATTTTCTGACTGCTTTGCAGGAATCAAAACTTTTACAGTGATAGTCATGTTTAGCCCACCAAGCAGCCAGAAAAGTAAGAGTTATTGGCAATAATATCAGCAGAGTTTGCGCCGACACCAGTGACTTCAATAGTAAGTTTAGCGGTATCCGCAGCGTCCATGTCTGCAACAGCAGACCCGCCAATCAGAATTACCGGATTGGTATTCGGCGTGCTGCCGCCAGCATCCGTGTAAGTTACCAGTGGCGTGGTAGTGCCTGCGGCGTAGGCATAGACCTTGCCGCCGGATAGTGGGTTGCCGTTGGCATCAAGGAATTGCTGCTTGGGTGTCGGGGTAAGCGTTGTCATCTACAGTTCCTTTATTGCCAAACGGCGTTGCAAATAGCCTGCACTTTTGGTGTTTGGTCATCTATGTTATCACCCGGCGATACCACCCAGCGATCAAAAGATTCGGACAGAACATCCCCGTCTTCAAGTATCCGTTTTACTTGCCGCACCTGCACTGAGTTATCTTCAGTGATGGTAATCAGATCAATGGCAATTTTTTTCTCAAGCATGATTAGGCCGTTATATAGTTTGCGGAGATGATGTAATCGCCGGCGACGTCCATCGGAACAGCGGCCATTGTCCCACCACCGCTTGGCATTTGGACAAGCGCAATCGTTGCCGAATTTGGGGCAACATAGCCCATTGGCGTAGCGCCTGCCGTATAAGCCACGTTGTTAACGAAGCCGAAAGTTACCGCCGCATACGCGTCAGTAACGTTTAAAGCTGTAAAAGGCAACCCGCCAATAGTCATGTCTCCGATGCCGGTGTGAGCCGACCATGCCACCCGAAATTGGATGTTCACAGACCGCCCGATCTTTGTATATCGGCCGACCTGTATTGTGTAGGTGCCAGCCCCTGCGGTGGGGAAGCCCACAATGGTGGGGGTGAAGCTACCCTCTTCGTAATCGTCCAGCGTGTTTGCATCGGCTGAAGCGACCTGGGTGGCCGGGAATTTCACACCTTGCACGGCCGCCACCCCGGCTACATCCAGCTTTTGGGTCGGGCTGGTGGTGCCAATACCGACGTTGCCGCTAATCAAGGCAATCGTTGCGGCGGCAAAACCTGTTTGCAAAAGCAATTTCTGAGTTGCGGTCGCGGTGCGAAGCACCACATCCCCTGCGGCAGCATCGCTAGAGAATTGCCCCGCAGTGGCAGCCACGCCAATGTCTAAGTCAGCAGCGGTTCGCCCCACGCTAATGGCCGCAAAATTGGCAGCACTACCGCTGAACACATACGCGCGGGTATCGGCGCCCCCGCCAGAGACGTGGAGCTTTGCACTAGGGGCGGCGGTGCCAATACCGACGTTGCCGCCCACAGGCGCTAGTAACACATTGCCCGACGACACTCTCAGGAAGTCTCGGGAATTGGCATTGTCGTACATAAAGAATGAGTTATCGGCCTGCATGCCGATCTGCCACTTGGTTGCGCCAGTTCTTTGCAACTCCAGCGACGCTTGATTAGTACCTGTGGCATTCGCAAACATCTGACCACCAGCGGAAGTTGCCACCGATAGAGCGCCAGTAAGTGAAAGCGCACCCGCGCCAGTCAAAGTCGCCGCTAGGGTCGTGCCCCCGTACCACTTAAAAGATTCACCGGTCGTTGGGACAGAATTCCACAGCACACTACCGTCAATCCCAGTTGCATAGTCTGCGGCGCTGGCGCCCAGTAGCGGAAACCACACAACCTTGGTGCCAACGCTCCGGGTCGTAAAAGAAGGCGCTGCAATCCCTGCTGTCGAGAAGTCAATTCGATTACCCGTGGCACCATTTAGGTAAATTTGGCCACCACCTGTCGCGGTGTTGTTGCCCATGGTGGACGCCAACTGGCTGGTAAGCGTGGCCCCAGCAAAGGTCGGCGTGGCGGCGGTATGAATATTCTGCGGCAGGCTGAGTGTTACTGCCCCAGTTGAAGCAGAGGCCGTCACCTGATTCGCGGTGCCCGTCAGCGAAATCACGCCGGAGTTGGCAATCGAGATCGTGCCCGCGCCGTTTGTTACACCGATCCCGGTGCCAGCCGTCAGACCAGCCAGCGAGTAACCACTGCCATTGCCAATAAGCAGCTGACCGTTGGTGGCGGACGTCGCCAGCCCCGTGCCGCCGTTGGCTACCGGCAGCGTGCCGGAGACGTGCGTCGTGAGCGCTACTTTGCCCCAGTTTGGCGCCACGCCCACACCGCCCGAGATCAGCGCGTTGCCTGTGGCTACATCCGCCAGTTTTGACAGCGCCGTGGTGGTGGAGGCATAGAGCAGATCACCCACCGCATAACTGGATTGCCCAGTGCCGCCGGAGGTGACCGGCAGGGCGGCGGTCAGGCTTAACGACGCCAGTGACGCCGCATCCCCTGATTGATACTTGTCAGTATTGAGGTTGGTAAAGTTCGAATCGACTTCGGCGAAGGTAAGCGCCGAGCCCTTACCTGCCCGAGTGACGATTGTCGACATTAGCCCACCTGAATAATGGCTGAACCTGCGGTAGCAGCAGGGAAGTTAATCGTAAAGGCGCCGCTCGTAGAAGTCTTGTCCGCGCCAAAATCCAACACAGCAATCGCTTTGTTTGACGTGGTGCTGTTGTAGATCAACGCGCCACGCGCCGTAATGGAGGAAGTTGTCCAAAACGTGGTGCTGAATGTGCAGATGCCGGTTGTGCCATCAAGAGAAATAGTCGCACCAGTAAGCGTATTGCCCCCCGCCGTATATCCCGTACCAACGACTTCATTTGATGTGGTGTATGCCGTTGTTGATGCGCCAAGAGTCGCCGCACTGGTATAGAGCGCGATTTTGATTACGTCAGTGTCCAAATCCTGCACGCCACCAAGCATGTCAGTTTTGAATGAGGACACCATGCACTGTGTAATTGCCATATCAGCCTACCTTTTCGCGGAATTGCCCAGAACGATAAGCATCCTGACGCAGTTTGCCATCGCCCAAATTCTTTAAAAGCCCAAGTGCTTGTACATATAGAGTCTGATAAAGCACTACCATATCCTGTTCGCCCTTCATAAACCGAATAGCTTCAAGGAGTGCGCCATTCAACAGTGCGGAGTCAAACTCATCACCGAGCCATGTCGTGCCCGCCGTCACAATAGACTCTGGGTAGTAGCCATAGTGCAACTCTGTGGAATATGATGCACCTGGCGTTGGGCCAAGGATAAACGCGCTGTTATCAAAATATGCGTAATGCTTTGGGAATCCCGTTGCGGTTGGCGTGGGGTATGCCTCTCGCATGAAGTTCACGTCTTTGTTCAACAAGAAGTGATACGCCCCATCCGCATCAATCGCCGCCAACGAGTAGGCGTACAAAAAGTCGGCTGGAACTGCCAAATACTTGTTATTGATGGACATGGTGCCCGTCACGTTTTTACGCAGCGCAGGGATTTGAACAGAGTTATAAATCTTCTGTTCGGCCTGCTCCGTAAACATGGCGAGTTGATCCGCTGTGAACGTATTCTCACAAATGTCCTGGATATTTGCACACAGCGACGCGTAATCCATATTTACCTCAAGCCATTGGGCCGCGAGCCATCACGCCCTTGATTGCCGCACCTGTTCCGCGAATCTTGATGCCGGATGTTTTCACTTCATCATTGCTGGTAAGCGAAACACCGTCCATCGGAGTCCAGTCTTTCTTCTTGTTGAATGGAAGTTTTTTTCCTGCTTCAACATTGGCGATCTTTTTGCCTTGCATGGTATGTGGCTCCGCATAAACGTGGGCTGGGCCCACTTCTTTGCCTTTGAACTTCTGGCTGTAGGCAGGCATGTCAGGCACCCTTCTTGTAGGTGAAAGACGACTTCTTCTGGTTGGCCACTTTAGCCAGGCCACGTCCAAGCCGTTTCATTTGCAGGCTGGTCTTGCCGCCCTTGGCAAAACCCTTGGCGTGCATCGTCTTCTCGTGTGCTTTGACTGCCTTGACTGCTTCTGTCTTTGCCACTTTCTTCATTTCCATAATCTTCTCCTAGACCGTCACTTGTCCAACTTGCCCTGTCGCGTGCAGACTATTTGGCGTAAGGCCCGCTGCATTCAACCTGGCTCCGCCCACTGGCGACCAACCCCATTGTATAACCCGACTGCCCTCGCCAACTGAACCATCGCCGGTAACGCCTGATTGCGTATAGGTATTGTCCGGGCGCGGATTCCTGAGCGCCTGCGGGTCTTCCACCGGATACATGCCCAACTGCAACTGCGGCTGGTCGGGATCCCAGCACTCCGGACAAACAAGAATGTTGATCTGCTTGGTCTTTATAACCAATGGCTTTAGCTGCTTGAGTTTGTACCGTTGGCCACAACGATCACACTCAGAAATTGCATATTTGCCAGATGCAAATCTGTTTGCCATTTAGAATGCGCCGCCAATAAATGACTGCCTTGGTACAAATCGAATTGGCGCTTTCTCTCTGTCCTCGCCCGCCGCCAGTTCAAACTGCTTTTCATATTCGGCTTGGAGCATGGGAACGCGCTCCATCAATTCCGGCGTTTTGAGGGCAATGTAATAGGACAGGCCGGCAATCAGCACCGGCAGGAAGCGGAAATTCACATCCTGTGTTTCCACCCCATTGCCTGCGTCCTGCATACGTCTCATGCGCCAATACACTAGCGTGTAGTACGGATTCGCAAGCGTGCCGCGATCTGGCGTAGGCCAAACCGACACCTGCGGGGCATCACGAAGCCGCTGCACCCAAAGCTGAATAGGCCGGCCCTGGGTTAATTTATTGGGAATGCTTGAGTACGTGGAAACGCTGATGCGCGTGATTGTCAGATCCGCCTGCGTGTTCGTCACGCCCGGATTTGTACGAATCACATGGTCAAGAAGATCAACCGTATCTGCCGGCAGCGTGTAAGTGTTCGTGCCCTGCTCAAGCGCCACCGTGCCGCTGTCAATCGTCCACATATTGATGCCACGATTGGCCAACTCAATGGTCATCATGTTCATGCAGAAGCGAGCCAAGCGAAGATCAAAGCCCGAACGCATCTCACGGCCAGCCTGCGCCCACGACATCTCAGCGATTTCAGTAAAGTCTGGATTGAACGCAGTTGTGCCGGATGTAGTCATGCCTGCCTCTTTGCGGTCTTAGCCGATTGCATAAAATCCACAGCAGTTGGCGCACCTTCCATGCCTGGCTTACGCATCTTCTCACCCGAGCCAGATGCAATACGCTCACGCTTGCGGTGGATGTTCTCGTATAGGCCAACCTTGCCACCCTGCTCGTACATCGTCACATCCTGCGGATGATCCTTGCGAACAATCTTCTTCGCCTTGGGCATCTTGCTCTTGCTGATTGCCCCCATCCCACGGCTTGCTATCAAAGCACACCTCCACTACACAATCTTGCACTTTGTTTTGCCGCGCTTGGCGATGCCATCTCCACGTGCAGAAGCA